TAGCCGCTATCGTCGCGATGAAGGCTTTCATTGAGCGATTCCTTGCTATGGATGACCTGGGGCTTCAGGTGAACAGCAAGACGCGCGACGATGCTCGCGAAGCGCTAGGGCGTGCCCGCGTTGAGAGCTAGAAGCACGCGACTCATCATATGATCCTGCACATTCGGAATCGGCAATAGCGGCTTGCCGATTCCGCGCAACGCACCAGCGTGATAGCAACCCCAAGGTACGTCCGGAACCAGGTCGTTACCGTTTTTGTACAGCCAAAGCGGAACCCCGGCGAGCAAGTTCTGGATACTCGTATCCGAACTTACGCGCGGGGGTTCGAATCCATAAACTGCGATTGGCGGTTTGCCGGCGGCAGTCATCGTCGCCGCAGCCATGATTGCGATAGCGGCGCCAAGCGAATGGCCGACCAGTGTCACAGGCTGATCGCCGATCGTATTGAGCACTCTTGCCGAAATCGCAAGCCACGCATTCCAGAAGCCTTCATGCACGTGGCCGATGCCGTTCACGGGGATCATGACGGCATCCAGATCCGCGATCCACGACGCCAGATTGTTCGTGCCGGGAAACGCAATGCACAAACCGTCTGGCGTCGTACGCACGATCGCCCGCGAAGCCGTGTCCTCCTCTCCGATATCCGGATCAGCGGAGTAGGCTTCGTTCGCGATCAGGGCGTAATCGTAGGGGCTCATTTTGCCGGAACAGCGCTTGCAGCCTGAGCCGCTACCGCAGCACTGGCTGCACTTGTTGCCACGTCAGCCGTAGCGCACACGACGCCGTTCACAGCAGCTGCAGCCGCTACGTCCGGGCTTGCCGCACTGGCAGCAGTCAACGTCGGCTGGACGATCTTGCAGCCATTGCTGATCGTTTGCAGCGCGATCAGGTTCGTCTGGTTCAGGTTCTGCAACGTGGTGTTCAGGTTGGCCTGTTGGGCCGACGAACATGCGCCAAGGGTGAGGGCGGCGCCAATAACAAGAATGCGTTTCATTGTGGTTCCTTTGCGATGAGATGGGCGCCGATCCAGACTAGCGCGTACTTGATGAAAGCGATGAGTTCAGCGGAATTCTGGACGCTGTTTGCGACCAGCACAACCCATGTGATGAACAGGCCTACGGCAGCAACGCTCAGGAATTCGGTTGTCTGCTTACTCATTGAATTCCCCTTCCTCCGCGATGCGCCGGCGCAACAAGCCGGCAACCACCTGGCCGCCTGCCAGATCCCAGCGCGCGAACTGGTCTGCGGCTCCTGCGAAGTTACCTGCGTCAAGCATCCGCAACATCGTGGAACTCGCAAAATTGCCGCTACCGACATTGAATACGAAATCGACAAGCGCGTCAAACTCACCCTGAGTCAGCTGGACAGTGACGAGATTGTTGACGACGGCCACGCCCCACTGGATGTCTTGCGTGAGCCACGCTTCGGCCTGCGCCTGCGTGCAGGTCATGCCTTGCGCGACGCCAGCGGTATGACCGTAGCCAAGAGTCCAGACGCCGCCCGAATCCTGATAGGCGGTGAGCGAACAGCCTTCAAACTGCTCCGTCAACGTCTGACCGGTATATTGCAAATTCTGGTTCATTAGTGCCCCTTCGCAAATAACTCCACGAAGATGGTAGCGACGCCGCCGACAAGGCTTCCGAACGACACTGCCATCCACAGACCCCCGCGACCCTTATTCGCGATTGCCAGCAAATCGCGAATGTCGTTTTTGATTTCCCTCATGTCCGCGCGCATGTCTTTGATCTCCCGATCCTGGGCATTGAGTTGCGCTTTCATTTCGTAAAGCTGTTCCGGGGATGGTCCGCCCCCAGTTGTAACGTGATTGCTCATCATGTCCACCACACGCCCCCGCGCGTTAGGCACTTACTGGCGCGTCGGTACTGAAGACACGCCAGGCGCCGTTAGAATAGTAAACCGGAACCCCTGTCCCGGCCCCCGCACCTTCGCCCACCTTCCGGCCATTACTCGCGTAGGCGATAACACCTGGCGGGGGTCCGTTTGGCGCCGTTGGTGATACACCCGGCAGTGTGGCTACCGTGTAACTGCCTTTCAATGCAAACCGTGAAAACAAGCTGAAAAACCACCCTTGCCATGCAGGAGACTCGAATCCTGTTTTGGGATCCGGCGGCGTGGAGAACGTGGTGTTAGCCATCAGTAGTGCCATTCCAGCGCGTAGCCGAGTTCCTGAAGAACGGGAAGATCACGTTCCAGCTTCTCGCCGATATCATCCCGCCAGCCGGGGGAATTCGGAATCTCGATCGTTTTGAGCGCACGCTTGGCCCGCTTCTGCGCCCCGTGGATGTCGAAGTCCGTACCGGTAGCCACCAGCACGTAATCGCCACACGTGACCGGGCCTTTCCTGTAGACGATCTCATCGTCCTCTTCATCCGGCACGTCGCCGAGCATCACTTCACAGAAATGAATGTCTTCGAGAACAAGGCGTTCCGTGTTGTAAATCGGGTAGCCGGTGCAGTTACGCTTCGTGTACTGCGTGAACGGATAATCGGGAATCGACACGACTACGCCGACAGCAGTCTCGTCCAGCACTTCGAGCGTATCCTCGCCGTGCAGCAGATCCAGCATCCACTGCGCCGGATCGCCGATGTGCAGAGCGGACTGGATGATGAAGCAGGGCCAGCCAGGGCGGCTGGTGAATTCGAGCGGCCACGGCGTGCCGTCTTCGTCAATGATCACGGCCACGTCGAGGTAGCCGCGATAGTTGATCGAGTGCAGGTAGGAGGTGAGCGGCGTCAGGAGTTTATCGACGAGCTTGGAGTCCTTCACGTATCGCATCACCGTACCTTGCTCGCCAGTGTTGACACCAGTGTCGCCAGGCAGGTGCTTCTTGTGCTCGATATTCTCCAAAAACCATTTCGACCAGCCGTTTTTGCCGAACCAGCCGCCGATCGCCATTTCAATACCGCGAACGAATGGTTGGAGGATGAAGCCTTGAGATTGCGGGTTCTCTTTCTTCCAGCGGTCGAGCATGCCGACCATATCGCGCGGCGACTTGGAGACGTAGGAAAGCGCTTTGTCCACATCGCCATTCGGTTTCGAGACGAAGCGCTCCATCTTGGACAGAACGTATTCTTTCGCCTGATCGTAATCGGTGAACGAGGTAGCGGGCATCGTCTTGATGCCGACCTTCTTGAAAACGTCCTGCCCGAACTGGCGATCGAGCTCCAGCTTCGCGCCGGCCATGTTAGGCCCCCATATTGGGTAGCCTTTTTTGTGGTACTGCTCCATCTCTGGCATGAGGTTGGCGTTGTCGCTGAGAACGACCAAATCGGCCCAACCCATATGCGCGCGCCAGTCCGCAACTTTGGAGACGTAGCCGTCACCGATCGGGTTGCGCTTCTCGCCGTCGCGCGGCTTGACCCACAGGCGCACATCGTGGCCGGCTTCGATGCAGCGCATCGACCAGTCGAGCATTCCGCCTATACAGTCTACGGCCAGAATTTTCACTTGATATCCTTTCGGCAATTGCTATAATCAGTTCACTAACGCAAGGAGCAAGTCATGACTCGTCTGATCGCCTTCGCCAGCGCCCTTCTTTTGCTGCCGCTAGTTTACTGGGATTACGGAAACATGGCATATCCCGAAACCACCAGTATTTTCCAGCAAATCGCGGAAAGCCCCCGTGAACTCGTCTTCTGGTTCCTGTTCGGCTATCCGCTTATGCTCGCTGCGGGCCACTCCCTCTGGCTGGCATGCCGCGCTTTCAACTTCGTAATGCGCAAACTAGCTTAACGCTGCCCTTTGATGTCCGTCGATTCTGCCGCTGCACCGGCAATCTGCCCTCGATGCTTGAACAGAATGTCGATAACTTTTTGCGAAGCACCAGCCGCCTTTAGCTTGGCAAGTCCGCCGGGTTGCGCAGCCATCTGGATCACGTTCATCGCCTGCTTCTCGGACATGCCCGTACCGGCCAGGAGGCGTGCGGTCGTACCTACGATATGACCTAGACCGCCGACCACGTTCGCGGCATGCGATGCCATCCGCGATTCGTTTTCTTCATGAAAGGCGGCCTGACGATTGCCACCGCTCTGCATCGAGGCACTAACCCGTTGGCGCGTGGCTTCCTTCTCGAAGACCTGACGCACAGAGTTCGCATCTTTCTTGCCAAGGATCTCTACGACTTGCGGGTCGCGCATACGGTCGGCGATCTTCGTGAGCGATCCTTCGGACATCCGACTTGCGTTCGTCAGATACTGATCCATACCATTCATCATGCCGAGGCGCGCGTACTGAACCATTTCAGGGTTGTTCTTGATTCGGTCCCACGCTTCTTTATCCGCTGTCTTCAAGCC